AAGAGCGATTACTTCTGTATCGTTCATTAGTACTTAAATTATTTGAGGTGGCGGTGACGATGAACTGTTCGGGCCGCCACGTATCTCAAAGCAAATCAGTACTACGAGATAGACGCTCTTCTATATCTTGTCTAAATGCTGGGTCAGTACTGTATCGAGGATCAGCTATATCTCTAGCTAGTTCAGCTTGACTTCTATAAGGTTTGACTCCATCACTAGCTGCATTCTTACCTGTAACTAGTGGAGCCTCATACCCTACCTCTCCTCGGTAGCGACCATTGAGGGCTTCAACTGCAAACTTAGTAGCTGTGTAGTTATTGGAGTTAACAATTTTATTAAAGTCTTCTACTTCAGAAGTCTCTAAATTTTCTACTGCCCAACTAAGCATCTCCCCATACTCTTTCTCACCTCCAGCTATATTTTTTATTTCAGATATTTGGGTATTCTGTAGCTCTTGTGTTTGAGCTGTTTGATTATAAAACTCAAGATAGGATTTGATGAGATCTTTTGAATCCATTTTGGAAAGTTCCTCAATAGACTCAGGGGATAACTCTCCTCCATCTTTATATTCTTGGGCTGCTTTAGTTAGAACAGGGTTAGTCTCTGTTGGACTCTCTTCAGCCTCCTCTGTAGGCTCCTCCGTTGCCTCTGGAGCCTCTTCTTTTTCATCTTCTGATGGTTCTTGACTGCGTTGTTTTTCAAGCTCTTGATAAGCCTTAAGGAGCTCATCTTGATTCTTGAATTTACCGCCGATAAGTTCAACATTTTCATTCTCTTTTTTGGTGCGGTCCCAGTCAGCATCTCTATCTTCCGCTTGAGCTTTCTCTAGCTTTTCGCCTTGAGCTAATGCTTCCGCTTCCGCTTGTTTTTGTTCTGCTGAGAGACCTTCATCTGAAGGATCGAATGTGAGTTTTTGTGCCATTGATTAATGAAGGATTGTCTTTACTGTTCCGAAGGTCGGTACTACTTTTTCTGCTTGTGAATATTTACCTGCAGAGGCTTTAGCTTCTGTTGGAGCTTCTATTTTTTTCTTTACTGTGTAATCAATCGTTTTTGGGAGAGCCGTTGTCATGTCTGTAGCTTCCCAAGCTTGAGTACCACCGTCATATTTGCCGTCAGACTTGCGGGATCTCTTGCGTGGGGACTTGCTGGGCTGCTTGAGCTCCGACTTGTCCTGGGTTTTGGATGCCTTGGGTGAGGGCTTCGGGGTTTTGTTGTATGCCATTTACCATTTGTTCACCGATTGGTGATTTTGCTAGTTGACCTGCTTGGTTGACGAGAGATGATTGCATCATGTCTTGCTTCATCGCTTGCTGCTCTTGCTCCATTGTTGAAGCATCCTTAATAAGGTTGAGAGTATCTATACCTGATGCAGCGGCTAGACGTTTGAGGAACTCCTCGGGAGATATGTATTGCATAAGAGCCTCTGGTCCAAGACCTTGGGCTGCTGTTTGCAAGAACTCTATAAGAGCTACTCTGTCTTGACCTCTACCAATTCCATTTAATCCAGCTACCACAATAGGGGTTACTAGATCTTTAGGTAATTGAGGCATCCCTTTACTACGTCCAAGTACGTGTAATTTTCTATCGAGGTATGGACGTAATAGATCAGTCGTAAGGTTTCCGAAGATACCTCCTAACTGCTCGTTTAATTCCTGTTGTACTGCTTGTACTTCAGTGCTGGTTGTGCGTTCAGAATCTCTAACTTGTAGAATAAGGAAAGCATCTGACAATCTCCGAGTCAATTCTCGTATCATGTCTAGGACTGATTTGAAATCTGCCGTCTTCCCAACTTGAATTACATTTACGTCGTCTTTTCGTCCCTGAATAATCTGACCATTTTGAGCTCTCGCAAGGCTTTGGGGCTTTAAAGTAGAGGATGGTGCCACCGTGAAAATTACTTTTGCTGCAGCTGCCGATCCTTCCACAAGACTTTGCATTAAGCCTTCGAGACTCTTAAGGTCTCCAAGAAATTCTTCTACTCTTCCTCTCCCATAATCTTCACCAGTACTCTCAACAATATTAAATCTTAGACATAGCCAAGGATTCAATTTCTTAGGAGCACTACTCTGTGAACCTGGAAGAATCTTACCGTCTACTTCTTGATGCCATCTAAACTGGCCATCTTTTAATTTGACACATGTATATACCTCTGCTTCTTCTACATCTGTAGCTCCGGTGGTTCCAAACTTAGGACCATCTTCGCCTGGAGCATTTATATCTCTATCTCCCAAGGTACCCTTCATGGGCTGTTGAAATTCCTTTGGTAGTAGAGATCTATGGACTGACTCTTTTGTGATGAGTTCAATTACTTCGCCGTTACCATCTCTAACACAGACGTAACGATCTAATGGATAGACTTTAAGGGCTTTCTTCCCGACAAAGATTAATACATTGCCTGTGACAACTAAATGCTTCATCGCTGTATGGAGCATAACTCGATCTGATGTTTCTGCGATCTGTTGCATGATGATCTTCTCCATCTTGGAGAGAGATAAATCAACCTCAGATCTAATCTCTGGAGTTATGTCTGGTACAGCTGATAGTTCAGCATCATTTATTTGCAGCTTAAAAAAGCTTGTGTTTACAGGGAAGAGGCTCAACATTAATTTTGATGCGAGCACGTTGCACCCTTTAGCTCCTAATGATTGCCAAGGAACTGGCAGCTTACCTCCCTTTGTTTGGCCATCATTGACCACCAAATAAGGGAGAGTAAGTTCAGCACAGTCTCTAGCAGTATCAAGGAACTGTTGCCTATCCGCCGCTAAAGATTGGTAGCGGATAAGGGCTTGTTCTTTCATGATGTCTACTTCTTACTACCACCACTACCTTTCTTCTTGCCTGGGATGTTTACACCAGAGCCGGTAGTTCCTGTATTAGTACTTCCTGTAGTTCCTGACGCTGCTGCTTTATCAAGATCAATTCTTAATTGTTCAGCACCAGAACCTGCCTGCTTAAGTCTTCCTCTCTTAGAGTTCTTCTTAAGTTTTGGGTTCTTAGGGTCAGCTGCTACTGGAGCTGCTAATGGTGTAGGAACACCTGGAGCTGGAGGAGGAGCAGGGGCCGCTGGAAGGGGATCTGGCAATTCAGGTGGATCGGGGATATCAGGTGCGCCGCACATAATTTTCTTCTCGTAAAGTTTTTATATATTCAACGACACTTCTTTGGCCAGATTCATACATGATCTTGCTTAGAGGTTCGTTGGGTTCGGGTAATTTTTGTGGAAACACGGAGTCAAGTTCCTCCAAAATTTTTTCGAGGAAATCTTGACCACCAAATACATCCTGAGTATTTAATTGATCAGCCATACATGGGGAGATTAACGTTCGAGGATTCAAAGAAGGCAGGCATTCGACTACTTTGGGTAGCTGCCAACCCTTCTGTCTTTCCTCGGTTATATAGATTGTCTGATTGTTTAATCCAGAAATCTTTATCTAGATACTTATCGTTTGTATCTACACCTAAACCATCCATTACCCAAGCCACAGTGGCTTTTCGTAATTTGTTTAGGCGAGGTGTACTTTTCAGTCCTAAATCGTGAGCTACCATTCCATGAATTTTTACGTGCTGGATTTCGTCGTTTGATATATCAGCACTCAGAGTTCTAAGACCGATGTCTCCGTTAAATCTATAGAAGGGGAGGAGAACGAAGAAGACGGAACGCTCAAGGATGGCTGCTTTAAGGATGGGATGCTCTGGCGCAGCAATCCACGCATTAAGAATGTTTTGAGCTTCTCTTTCTGCCACACTGTTAGTGCCGTGAGCATTAACAACATACTGAAAACCAAGGTCATGTTTATCTTCATCTTTTTGATTTGATTCGAGGGCTTCTATTACTCCTGGGATATTTGGTAAGTCTTTTTCTAGACCCTGCTGTAAAAATTCCTTGACTGGTAATTCAAGAACACGCAGGGCAAGGGCTCGATAGATCGAATCTTCCGAGCCTGCTTTGAGCTCTCCCTTATCTACTGCTATGGGAGTCCACTTTCTTTTTCGTTGAGTTAATTTTGTGTATAGAGATGTCATTCTGCACAAGCTGAACAATGGTTATTTTCTTGTTCTTCTAACTGCTCTTCTAGAACTTCGTTGAAGATATTTTCATAGCCCTCATCTAAATCAGCGGTAGCGTCATCTTTCCGTAAGGTGTCAGGTCTAACCTGAAGGGCATAATACATACTGGTTTGTGGACTGTGGAGCCATCTTTCTATAAATGCATCGTCATAGGTTACGAGGTCTGACCAAGTGTTAAAACTATATCCGTGAAATAATCCGGTCTTTTCATATAGACGTACTAACGCATCAGTAAATCTCTTATAAGTTTCCCATCCAACTTCAGCAGCTGTCTCAACATTAGGTCCGTAGTCATAACTCTGTACTCCTCGAGTACCAGAGTCCCTATCAACATGTCTATTTATAGGGGGAGCCACTTCGGGGGCTGTTGTATATCCATTCACATCTTGATACTCATAAGAGCAGCTAGCAGTAGGAGCAATACAAAATGCTCTTTCCATGCCATGCTCTTCAGCTATTTTTGCAGCGGCTTTAATGCCCTCATCTAAAGCTCTAGCAATCTTCCCTGCATTGGTATCAGCTGTACTACCACCAAAGGTAAGAGCTGATAATTCTGTCGCTACTTCTTTATAAGTCGCTCCATTATTTGCTAGTAAGTTTGCTAATCCAATGAGTCCAAGTCCGACTTGCTTATCCTCCTCTGGGGGGAGGTATTCTCCAGAACCGTCAATGCCTGTTTTGCTATGGAGGTCGCACAGACTTCGCATACCTTCAACGAAACTTTTTGGCACGTCGCTGATTTCACCGGCACTGATATGACAGTGCTGGAGGAGGCAAGTTCCTCGTGATGGCAGGTAAATTTCAAGGCATACATTTGAATAAATTCTCTCTCCTTTAAAGTGTCGATCTGTATATTTAATTTTATTTAGCCAAATATCTCCCTTCCTTATTCCTAACAAAAGTGCATCCTTTACTTCTCTTGATGCTTCATACCACCACTGAGGCTCAAGGTCCACACACCTCTTAACCCAAGGTAGTTCTGATCTAGGGGTAGTAATAAATTCAAGTATATCTGCATGGTTTAAATCCAAATGAAGCACTATAGCTCCCCCTTTGTAGTAACCCCCACGCCTAATGACTTCATTAATAGTGGAGTATATCTTCCCAAAGGATACGGGACCAGAGGAGACAAGTCCTTTCCCATTGTCATGCCCCTTTGGTCTTAAATTTGATAGATGTATTGCACACCCTGCCCCTTTCCTTAATGCGTGGCTGGCAAATCTCCACGAAGCCTCAATGCCCTCTGGCCCTTCGCAACTGTCCTGAACCACGAAAACCGTACACGATACAGGTAGGCGAGAGGTTGGATCATCTATCCAGCTCTGCACCCTACCGGTACGAGCTACTAATTTATTCATATTAAATCG